ATTTGTATGATAAGGTTGAGTTTACTCCAACCAGAGAACAGGCGGTTATATTGAATTCTCAGCACAGATTTAATCTTGTGGCTGGGGGTGAGCAGGCAGGGAAGAGCATGATTGCTGCTAAGTATCTCCTTGCAAGGTTTCTTGAGACTCAAGGCAAGGGATTGTTTTGGTTAGTAGCAGCAGACTACGAAAGAACACGGGCAGAGTTTACTTATCTTGCCGAGGATTTCGAGAAGCTCGGAATGATTAAGGATATATCTAAGAGAGTGGATCCAGGTCATATTACTTTAGTGGACGGAACTCTTATAGAAACTAAGTCAGCCAAGGATCCAAGAACTCTCGCTATGAAAGCACCTGATGGGATTATTGGGTGTGAGGCTTCTCAGTTAGACATGGAAACATTCTTTAGATTGAGAGGGAGATGCGCTCCTAAGAGAGCATGGATGTTCCTCGGTGGAACCTTTGAAGGATCTTTAGGGTGGTATCCTCAGATGTATACCGCTTGGGCATCAGGAGCTGAACCAGATGCAAGAGCTTTTTCATTACCTAGTTATACGAATGTTCATTTGTATCCAGGCGGAATCAATGACCCTGAGATACAGAAGCTACGAGAAGCGTCAAGCGATGACTTCTTCTTAGAGAGAATTGAAGGGAAGCCTAGTCCTCCAAGGGGTCTTGTCTTCCCTGAGTTCAGACCTGATATGCATATTGATGATAAGATAGAATACGATCCGGATATTCCTGTACATATATGGATGGACCCTGGCTATGCAGGAGCATATGCAGTGGAAGCCATACAGGTTGTTGGTGAGCAGATCAGGGTTATAGATGAGATCTACGAGCAAGGACTTGTGACTGATGAGATTATTGATATCGCTAAGTCTAGGATATGGTGGAAGAATGTTCACTTTGGAGTAATAGATGTTGCTGGTAATCAGCACCAGGCTATGGCAGCCCCAACGGAGATATGGATTAACCAGACAGGGTTGTATCTTTCTAGTCAGAAGATTAGAATTAACGACGGAACCGAGCGATTGAAGGGTTGGTTGAAGATAGATGCGAAGACACACGCTCCTCGTATCGTGTTTTCACCAAAATGTAAAGGGGTTTTATCAGAATTCGGTGCAGTAGCCAGTCCATTAGACGGACAAACCAGAGCTTATAGATGGAAGCTTGACCGAGATGGTAATATAGTAGGCGATAGCCCAGAGGATAAGAACAATCATGGGGTAAAAGCCCTGATATATGGGCTGATTGATCGGTTTGGATATGGATACGTAGATCACCGCAATAAGATTACAGTGAAACGGTGGACATAAATGGCACGTAGAAAACCAGAAGACATTATTGATTTGGTTGAAGCTCACTACGAGGCTACCGAGCCTCTACGGACTCGCATGGAAGAAGATCACTCTATTTATAGACTGGAACCATACGATGCGGGCGAGGGTTATCAGTCATACACTTCCAACGAACCTAAAACATTTGCTAATAAGATCATTGAGTGGATTAGCGGGGCTGAGATGACAGTCCGTATCCCTCATAATGGACAGGATGCAGACCTCCGAGATAAGAATGACCAGAAGGAAAAGTTTCTTATTGGTATTCTTAGATCAGCAGATGAACGTCTGTGTCATAATTTAGCCCCAAGTATACGAGATCAGTTAGCCTGGTATACCTCAATTCGTGGGTGGTACGCAGGAAGATCTCTTTTAGTAAAGAAGCAGGACGGAACAACCTACGCAGATATTACTCCTTGGGATCCGTTGCATACGTATTGGGGTGTGGGAGAAGACGGATTGGATTGGGCTTGTTACAAGACGATCAAAACCAAGGCACAAATACTCTCACAGTATAATATGAAGGTAGATTGGGACTCCACGCAAAGTGCAGAAGGGTCTTTTGTCTATGATTTCTACGACAAAGAGATGAATACTATCATCATCCATAATGGTGATATGAATAGACCGAACTTCAGTGTCGCAAAAAAACAAATTAAACATGGTGCTGGCCAAGTTCCTGTATTCATAGGTTCTGTCGGGTCAAATCCTTTAATTCTGGGACTTAATAATACCGAGATAAAGGACACAATAGCAGATGTGGGTGAAAGTGTCTTTAGTGCTACCCGGGAATTGTATCCAAAGCATAATCTTATGATGAGTACGCTACTGGAATTGGCTGCGAGATCTCGTAGGCAGGGTTTAATAGTCAGATCTCGTGACGGAACTAAGACATTAGATGAGGATCCATACTTAGAAGGCTCAGAAATTGCTCTAGCACAGGGAGAAAACGTAGAACCCCTTGGTATGTTGGAGATAGCAAAGGAAACAGGAGCGTTTATGGGTCTGGTGGCTGGTGAATTACAGAGAGGATCCCTTCCTCACTCGGTTCACGGAGAACTAAACTTCCAATTATCAGGATATGCGATCAATACTCTACGACAGGGAGTGGAAACACTGCTTGGTAAGTACCTGAGATCTATCGAGAAGGCATACCAGATGATTTTTCACATTATATCCGACCAGTATTCCGAGGGTTCTTTTAAAGCTATGGAGCTGGCAGGTATGGGAAGGAATAGAACCTACTTTTTACAGACAATAACTCCTGATGTTATTAAAGGATCAGGATCTCCAGAAGTTAATCTTATCGGTCAACTGCCACAAGACGATATGTCTAAGGTTTCTATGGCTCAGATGCTACGAGATGGCCCTGTGCCGCTGATGTCTGATAGATCTATTAGAGATGGCATACTGGCAATACAGGATGCTGATGAAATGGATGATGCAATTAAGGAACAACAGGCAGAGAGAATGCTACCAGAGGCAACGCTTTGGTCGTTGATGAAGGCCGCAGAACGACAAGGTAGAGAAGACTTAGTTGACTTCTATATGGGTGAGTTATTGTCTCTGTTGATGGAAAAACGGCGAATACTACAGGATCGAATGAGTGCTTTGCAACCACCGCCTCCAATGGCGGGCGGTCCTGGTATGGGCGGACCACCACCTGGCTCTCCTTCGCCGGGTGGTCCACCAGGGTTACCTCCTCAAGTCATGCCAGAGGGCATGATGGGAGTGCCTCCACCATCACCGATCCCGCAATCAGGACCAGTCGTTCCTCCAAATACGCCTAGACCAGGGGCACAGCAAGGAGGTTTGTTGTAATGGGAGTGTTCGATGATTTCAAAAAAAATATTACGGCGGCGTTTGCCAACCTACCTCTAACGGCAGAGCTTGGAGTGGGTGCTGTGTTCGGCATGTTGTCAGGAAAGACACTGGATCAGGTTGTCAAGGAAGAAGACAAGAACCAGTCGGCACAGTTTGATATAGAATCTATGTTGGGTGACGCTCCGTCTGGTAAAGGAATGTTTTCTCCTGTTGCAGAGCATGACCCAGACAGTTTGGGTCCCGTGTGGGACTATGACTCAGAGCAGTGGATGATAAAAGATGACTTTGGTAACATGGTTCCAGCTCCCGAACCAGTTTCCTTCCCTATGGATCCGTCACTAGGAAGGGACGCAGATCTGATGGAAGAGATGTTGGGGCTTGAAGGGCAAGGTGGGCTTACTGAACGGTTGAACCTTATGGCTATGGACCCAGTAGAAGAAGCACCTCCCGCAACTCTTGAGGAGATGTTGAGCAGAGAGGGACCAGTAGACCGTGACACGATAGCACAAATACTATACGGAAACGATGTAGGTACATATGATGAGTTAAGGGCGGACTACCAAGAGAATGTAGACGATGTGAGATCTGACATACTGGATGCTAAACGAGAACAAAGAATATCCGATGCGATGGGTGCCGTAGGATCAGCGGGTAATATTCTTGGTGACATAAGATCAGGTATCGCATCACCATTCAAAAAATATTTGGAACTTAGTGGCATATCTGGTCCGCCAGTGCCTATGGTCGCCCCCTCTGGTCCCTCTATCGGGGCGGCGGATGCTTTAACTGAAGAGATGATGGGATTTGAGGATCCCAGGAGCTTGATACAGAACTTGACCCCTCGAGAGATTCAGGAGTTATCGGATGGTAGTCCACCAGTCCCACAGCGTGGAGCTCCCTGGGAATCTGGCCCCGCTATCGGAGATGCGGACGCTTTAACTGAAGAGATGATGGGATTTGAAGATCCCGTGGGGTCAACAGGGGGAGACAATTGGATTCGTGCTCTGTTGGGAATGCCAGTAAATGCCTTCCAGTCTTTCGGAAACTTGCGGAGTTCCGACATTAAGTCTGGTCTTGCCGCTCTGGGTCAGGGCGGACTAGGATTAGGATCTGCACTGCCTGGCGGTAGTGTTCGGGAAGGGATTGATAGGGCAGGCATGTTAGAACCACAAGGCGAACCAATGCTAGAAGACGAGCAAATGCTGGGCTATCTTAGTGCAGAAGATCCTGACTGGAAGTACAAGGGACCAGGTGGTCGCAGTATTTTCAATGTACTAGGGCAGGCAGGGTTTGGTGGTGCTTTGACTCAGAGTGGAGCAGCAGGGTCTACAGACCTTACGCCAAGTGGAGGACGCGATGTGGGCACTGGAGTTGGGGCAGAAACACAAATAGAAGCACGTACCATTTTGAACGGTTTGCTGGATCCAAGCAACCCAGAATCTAGGGACACGGTATTACAAACATTAGCGGAGTGGTTAGCATCTGGGGCAGTAACGGAGTCAGATATACGGGACTGGGTGAACAATAATGATTTTGGAGTAGGTTTAGACCCAAGACAGATAGAAGAATATGATTCTATTGACGCACTTAAAAACGATATTAT